GGTAGTGGTGGGCGAGCTCCCAGAAGGTGGAGGCCCAGGTGCGGGTTGGCTTGCCCCGTCTGGATCCTCCGGCGGCTTTTTTAGCACGTCCTCCGTCATGGGTTCCGGCGGGTCAGCCTTGACGGCCTGTTCGTCCTGCCAGAGGGCATAGAGGCCATCGATGAGCACCCGCGGCTGCCGGCGCACATCATCGAGGGTGGCAGTGGCCTGTCCGCAGCGGTGGCGCAGAAGGGTCAGGACTGCCGCGAGACGTTGGGTCTGGAACTCCCGGAGCCAATCGCGCTTGATGGTCTCCAGCTGCTGCGCATGGGCCAGGGCGATCTCAAGGGCTGCCGGCTCCTGCACTACGCCAGCGAGGTGGGCCTGGATGATGGCGTAACCCTCGGCGCGGGTGATGCCGTGTTCAACGTGCCAGGCCTCGGCCAGCTTGGCAGCAGCCTCGAAGGTGGAGGGCTGATCGGCCTGGATGAGGGTGTAGTCCGTGTCTTCATCGGTGGTGATGCCACCGAGGACCGGGACCGCGATGATGCCAGAGGCGGTGTTGCCGATGAGGCGCGGTGCACCAGCGGCAGCGGGTGGGGTGGTGTAGTTGAGGTGGAGGGTCACTTGGCAGCGGCGAGGGTGGCGGCGGTCTGTTCGCTACGGAGGAGTGAGGCGCGGTTAGCGGCCTGTTGCCGTGCGAGCTTGGCGATCAGTTGATGGCTGGTCATGCGCTAATGATGCTCACCGCGAGTGCAGCGTAGCGGCCTGGTGGTGTGCGGTTCTCAAAAGTGGTGTAGGGCGGGTTATAGCCAAAGAACCAGTTGCCGCGAGTGGAATCCAGGAGGGGGCGAAGTTGTGCGCGTGGAATCCTGACGGGATAGTAGGGGCTGCTGGCATTGTCGTCGCCATCTTTGGCGAAGTTGAATGTGATCACGTCCGTTGCTTGATCGTAGACAATGCGCGGTTCAAATCGCCGGAGTCGATAGGTCGGCACATAGCCGGGAGGAATAGGGCTAAACCATGCCGCATGGTTCTCGATGATCTGCTCGTAGGTTTCGGGGCCGCCTTCGGTGGCGATGTTGCTGCGACTGGCGGCGCTGAACTTGGCCCGATAGGCTGAGTATGATGACTCGAACCCATCGCTGAAGTCTTGATCACTAGGGAACGGGACTGAAATGCCGGTCGGGCCGACGCGATACCGCGGAGCTTTCAGCCTGAATAGTGGATGGCTGTACGATGATGTCAGGTAAGAGTAGGTCTTGTATGGCCTCTGCGTCAGTCCGGCAGACAGAACAAAGGTAGGATCATCGTTTAGCGGATTCGGCGGCAGATCATCAACCGGAACGCCTTGCACGTCAGAGGCCCACCTGACTTCAGCTGCTGGCACCTGATCCCATGTTGCATAGGACCGGATCATATAGAACCGCAGGCCACTGATAGCAGTAGGGGGCCAGTTGCCGCCCGTGAATGTGTAACGAACCTGACCGGCCACGCTGCGATCAACAGCAGTAATTGTGTAGAGCTTGTCCGGATCAGGGTACAGGTAATACTGCATAAAGCTATTGGCAGCATCACGCGTTGAAGATGACTCATAGATAACGAACGGCACAATTCGGACCTGTTCACCAACCGCGAGCAGGATTGCACAGCCGGCGCGATCGTTGCTGTCGGGTGCGCTGGTTTGGGTGTAGACCTGAGCGATGATGTCGGAACCGTCGTAACCCATCGCGAACCCACGTGGTCCCATGACGTGGGCATAGACCATGTAGGGGAACTCTTGCGCCGTGGGATCAGTGCGGATATCGACGAACTGCGGCGGCGACATGGCGGCCACGTCGGTGCCATCAAGGCTCAATGCACGAGGCAGGACGGCATACGACTGGCCAAAGGAGAACGAGAGGCCACGCTGATGAACGGCCGTGTAAGGCCGGTACAGGCGCTGATAGACGCCACCGGCCTGTGGGGCGCGACCGTCGAAGTCGTGCCATTCCTCACGGGTGAATGGTGGCGCCGTGACGGTTACCAGCTTGCCAGTGGCCGGCTCAGCGCGGGTGTTGAGGATTGCTGCGGCTTGCGATCCTGAGGTGGCACCATCAGGAAATGACCAGTCGGGCAGGTCGATGAAGGTGCAGGAGATGATAAGAACCGTCGGCGCACCTGTTGGTGTCGCGGCAGGCTCCTCAACCCGGCGGGTGAATGATGGCGGGGCCGCTTTGGCGATGGCCTGACGGCGCTTCTGCTCAACGGCGGCCCGTTCGCGCTTCTGCCGTTCCTGTTCGGTGAGGGCCTTACGGTTGGATGCCTGTTGGCTCAGCAGGCGATTGAGCAAGGCCGACCCTTTCAGGACGAGGTTGATGATCGTGGCCACGATCAGGCGTCGTTCTGGCTGAAGGTCAGTGTGTACGTTTTCGACTGACCAGCGGCCAAGGTGATCGAGGGGGATTCCACGATGATGGAATGCACGTAGGTCTCGGTTGCGATCCGGATTACCACCGTGTCATAGGAGAACCCAGCCCCGGTCGCGGTGAAGGTGGCGGTGATGGCTGGGACTTCGACCCGGCCAGTCCCTGCCTGGTAAACACCAGTTCCGAGGGTGCCGGTAACAGCAGCGTAACCAGTACCACCACCAACCTCAACAGCACTCCAGGCGCTGTGCGTGGATTCAGCAGTGAGGCTGCCATTGTTTGTGGCGAGATAGACCCGGTAGGCCTTGCCATCAAAGACCGCCGCCGATTGACGGAGCAGTTCTTTCGTGCTGATGGTGGTCGTGATTGCCATGGTTTCACCGGTTTGGTCTAGGTTGCCGAGATGGTGCGGACGGCCCGCCGCCAGGGTGGACGGACGGGATAGGGCGGCGGGTCAGGCCGTGCGTCAAGGAAGGTGAGCCCTTGTAGCGGGTATTCAGCCGGAGGCCAGAGGGAGACGCCGCCGAGGACGTGGTAGGCGTAACCGTTGGGGGTGATGACGGCCATGGGTCAGGCAATGCGGATCCAGAGAGTGCCGAACACCCTGGTGTATGTCTTGGATTCAAGCGTCACCGTGTCGCCCCATGTACCAGTGGCGCCGTTTGACACCACCATGTCGTAGGTGGGTTCACCGAGGAAGTGCGTATCGCCATACTGAGCGCCAAGCTTGAAGAAATATCCGTCACCGTAGGTCGAAGTTGGTTGCGGCGCACGAAGAGTTTTAGCCGAGATCACTCCGATGTATGGGGCTGAGATGCCGCGCTGTGGCGTTACAAACTCTGGAAGGCTTGTTGTTGTATATCCTGTCCCCTTGAACGAAGCGTAAATCCATTTTCCAAGGCCGGATGATGGGTAATAGCTGCCAGCTGCCATATTGGCAGTTGACAGTCGACAAAGAAAGTTGATGGAAGAATCAAGCGACGCGCCACGTACTACGTGAGTAGCGAATGCAAACCACGGGTTAGCGCCCTCGGCATCATAAGAGGTTCTGTAGCTGACGGCATAACTGCTTGTTGGCTGCGCAAGTGTGCCACCACTCGGCATGTTAATTGTGCTGTATGATCCGGCTCCGTTGTTGCTGCTGCCTGCGGTTCTGCTGTAGTAAGAACCAACGCTTGCCGCATTGCCTGAGCATGTGGCGGCGCAGAAGTTAAGGCCATAGTCGCTTGACGTGTCCGATTCGCGGCACCGCAGCAGCCAGCGCACTTCATCGGTGGTGCCCCTCGCCGTGGCATCGCCGGGATCGTGAATGATGCTGATTTTGCTGGCATCATTGATCGCCGTGACCCAGTTGGTCAGCTGCACGTCCAGCTTCCAGCTGGGGTCAGTGGCCGCCCACGTCGAACTAGCCCACAGATCACCTGCCGCACTGCTGAACGTGGTCGTGACGACAGCCATTAGCTCACCTCCTCATAAGCAACGGACACATCAAACGCCGACGCGCCCGACGACTGGGCATAGAGCGCATCACCCTCCTCTAGGTACACGTAGTCCTCACGGCTGGTGACGATCAGCGACAACCCAGCGTCAACCGGTGCCGCCTTGATCAGGTACCGATGGGTCGAGGCCCGATACACGGTGATCGTGATGTTCGAGGATGCCGCGGTGATGTTGCACGCCCGGATCGTCGTGACCTTGAGCACCTTGCCGCTGCTGGAGCCATTGGCCAGCACCGATGCCAGCGTGGTGGAGGCCTGAGCCAATGCCAGCTTGCCGGTGACCGTTAGCGGGACCCGTAGGTTTGGTGCTGCCATGCGTTGATCACCTCGCGCTAGTTTGCCCAGCCCTCAGGCCACACGGCCTCGGCGTCCCATTCGTAGTGCTGCCAGCTCCACGAGTTGAAGTAGGTCTCGTCACTGGCTCCACTGCTGGTCTCCACCTCCAGTAGCACTTCCGTTGATGGCACGACCACGATGCCAGTGATGACCGTGATCACGGTCGGCGGTGGGACCACCACGTCAAGGACTGTGAGTGTGTCGAGCAGGCCGCCGGACTTCAGCTCAATGCCCAGCTGGGTCGTGGTGCCGAGGTTGACGGTCTCGATGCCGATCTGCAGCCACGTCTGCGCGTCGAGGCCCGTCAGGGTCGGCAGGGCGACGGTCTCAAGGCCAACCAGTAGCAGCGTGACGGCGTCGAGCTTGGTGACGGTCTGCAGGGCCGGAGCATCACCCGGCAGGATCAGCGCATAGGGCAGCTCCCCGACGACAAGGGCCGTGGTGGTCGCCGCATCGGCGGGGATCTCCTCATTGAACGGCGCCAGCACCCGGGCTGCCGTCATCTCCTTAGGCCAGACCGGCGCGACGGCATAGGGCAGGATCGTGCCGAACAGGGCCTGCAGGTTGGCCGGATCGAAGCCAGCAGGAACCGCGACGGCATTCGGCGGCTGCGGTGTCGGGTTGGTCGTGATTGCAGGTGCCGCCCCGAGGGTCGTGACACCCGGCGGTGTCGGGAACCAGATTGCTGCTGCCGCTGGAGCGGAAGCCAGGAGGGCGGTGCGGGTTTCGAGCGTGATGGCGGTCATACGGTGCCGACACCTCCCCAGAACATGGCGTCAACCTGTGCCGCGATGCCATCGGCGGAGAAGGCCCAGGACGTGCCGTTGACGCGGTACTGGCCCACGATGCCGTCTAGGTTGATGTAGAGCGGATCAAAGGGCCGGACGGGCACCAGCTCGGGTTCAAGCTGCAGCGACAGGCCAGCACGATTGGCAAGACGTAGACGATTCTGGATCCTGGCGAACCGCAGCACCTGCCCATTGATGGTCTCACCGACGGGCGTGTACTTGGCCAGGACCGGATCGTAGACGTAGTAGTCCGCGAACGCATACGGCAGGCTGTATCCCACCTCTCGCTTGTCAGTTTCCTGCCCAGCCTGGACCTTCACCTTTGCCTTGACCGGTTCTTGGGTGCGGAACTTCTCGGCCAGCAGTTGATCCGGATCGGGTCGTGCCTGGTCTGGTGGTGCAACCTGCTCAGCTTCGGCGGTGCTGACCTCCTGGCTGTTCTGCAGCTCGACAGAATCAATCGCCAGGCCGTGCAGCATAGCCGTAGCCAAGGCGACCACCTCAGAGTAAGCACTGGCATCCTCGGCCTGCCTGGCGATGGCCTGCTGGCCCTCCTGGGTGTGGAGCGGCAACTTCTCGACCGTCCGTTTAGTCTTGCTGTACTTGATGACCAGCCCATCGTCCGTCGTGGTTTCCCACTTGGCATAGTCCGTGGTCGTGCGCTCGGCCATGTATGCCGGCGTTAGGCGTGGGTTGTAGATGGTCTTGCCGCCGCTCACGTCGTAGGTGTAGCGGATGGCTGATTTGCCAACACTGACAACTTCCGGTTCGTAGCGTTCCTGCACCTGCCGAATCAGGGTGCCATTGTTGTCGTATTCGTACCGTTCAATGGTCTCCAGCAGCAACGGATACGAACCAGAGACCGAACCGTTGTAGAACTCAAGCGCCTCCTTGAAGTAGGATCCGTTAGCCACGGGTGCATAAGTGCGCTCGGTGGTTGTACGTCTGGACACTCGGTTGTTTTCGTCGTACTCGGTTCTGGTGTAGACAAATGGCACGTAGTTTAAGAAATAGGTGGCCTTGGTCTTAACCGGTGGCGCCGGGTTCCAGACGATCTCCAGCCGCTGGAGACCACCAATGGACTCGTCATAGGTCCACAACACCCGCGACGGTGGCAGGTCTGGCGGCTGGGTGGGATCGTCCGGCGGCTCAGGTATATCCGGCGGCCCTGGGGGGTCCTGCGGGCTGCCCTCGTCGATGCTGTCTTCACCGGCCTGGATCGAGCCTGGGGCGAAGGTGTAGTTCGGCGTTGTCACGTCGACGGTTTCACCACCCAGCTCGCCGACCGCAATAGGTTCCATGGCGATCACTTCATCACGACCGATGACGGGACCGGCGCCGGAGTCATCGGTCAGGTTGCGCAGGACCAGCTGTTCGGACTCGTTGAGGTAGCCGATGTAAGCGGCACTCTTGAGGATCTCGTCGATCATGCCGACGTAGGTGGTGTCAGCCTCGAACTTGGATCCGTTGAACCGCACCGCAAACGGGAGGGCTGCAGCAGCCGTGATGCCAAGGGCAGTCAGGCAGGTGTTGATGACGTAGTTGACTGCAATGCTCTGCGGGATGTAGCCGCGATCCTGAACCCGGATGGGATTCGTCGGGTCCGCTGCAGCACTGACCGCAATCGTCGGTAGCTTGCGGCCGGTGTCCTTCTGATAGTCGCGCTTCTTGTAGTCCTTCAGGTAGGTCAGCTTGCAGCCCAGTTCGATCTGCGTCTGGCGGGAGAAGGGATCCGCGAACGACGACAGCACCCGCAGGCGACGGGGGAAGCGCGAGAGCCAGCCGTTTTTCTGATAGGCGAAGTCCACGACCTGCCCTAGGGTCGGCTGGTAGATGCCGTCGAGCGTGACCGATCCGCGGCAGTAGATCAGCCCGTTACCTTGCACGTAGGAATCCGACAGGCTGCCTTCGATGATCGGCCCGAGGTTGCAGAAGACGTTGGCGCGAATGTCGATCGTCATCGGACCAATGCCTGCGTCATGTTCACGGTGTAGCGGGTGGCCTTGGCCCCACCGTCGATGATGACCTCTCCTGTGGCTTCAGGCGGGCTGATGGGCCAGTAGGTGCCGGCTGCTGGGGTCGTCTGCACGATGGCCTCGTACCACGTCTGCAGGGCCGCCCATCCCGCTGCGGTGGTGGTGCCGACGACCTTCTGTAGTTTGGTCGCCGCCAGTGGGCCTTGGACGTAGTGGCGACCGCCGGCCGTGAGCTGCAGGTTCGGTGCGTCCTGATAGCCGACGGGTTCTTCGATCAGGGTCAGGGTGCAGCTGCCGAGCGTGAGGGTGCCGTAGCTGGGCCTGCTGGCCTCCTCGGATTGCCGTCCCTTCTCCTGTTCACGTAGCAGCACCGCCAGGGCCTGGGTGGCATCCACGAGGGTGAAGGATGCCTGGACATAGGCGCCGAGCTGCTCACCGGCTGGTGGTGACACGAACCAGCAGGCGACCGATGACCACGACTGGCCGAAACCATCGGCGGTGAGGCTGACGGTGGTGCCGATGGTGCCCGATAGGGCGGTGTCCTGATCCTGGATTCGAGCATCTCGCCAGGTGTCGTAGACGCTGAGGAGGGCAGTCCACTGGGCCTTTGTGAGGAGGCCAGAGATGGACCAGAAGCGCGAGGTAAGGCCTTGACGTGCATCACCTTCGTATCCGAACGGCTGTGCGGTGAGGTGGGTGCAGGAGAAGGCGCCGATGGTGACGGTCATTGGAGGCTGTTGACGGTATTGACGGTGGCAGCGCCTCCGGCTTCGTTGGTGACGTTGACCTGAACGGTCCAGTCCTTTTCGACGAGACCACCGATGGACTGTTCAAGGTTGCCGATCCGATCGACTAGGGCGGTGTTGCTGTTGCTGATGTTTTCGGCAGCGGTCAAGGATGCCTTGCTGTTCTCCTGGATTGGTGCCGGGTCAATCTGGATGGAATCCAGGAAGGCGCGGAAGCCGGGCTGTTGCTGCACCTGCGGCAGTGGCAGATCATCGGCGGCGGCGGCCCGGCGCTCCTGCTCCAGCTGCTTGGCCCGCAGTTGGAATAGCTGAGTCGCCCCCGTGATCTTCTCTGCATTGATCTCCCGGACCAGCGCCCGTTCCTGCTGCGCCAGCTTCAAGGCCTGTTCTGCCGCCTGGATTTCGGCCGGTGCCCCTTTGGCCTGTGCCTGCGCCAGCTGAGCCCTTGCGGCGATTTCTCCGCGCTGTGCGGCCAGATCGGTGATCCTGCCTTCTAGTTCGAGCTGCTTGAGCTGCGCCTCAAACTCAGCCTGCTGCGCTCGGGCTTTCAGGTCGAAGCTCCGGCGCTCCAGCTCATCACGCTTGAGCTGGAACTGCTCTTGGATGGCGGCCCGGGTGCGGTCGTTGGTGACGCCCTGTAGGGCCCGCTTCTCCTGGGCATTGAGCAGGGCCTCTTCGGTGCGGAGCTTGGCATTGGCCAGGTCGGATTCAGCCTGTGCGATCTGACCGGTGAGGTCAAGGCGTGCCTGGTTGAGCTTGAGGGCAGCGGACTGGGTGTCGACGTTGAAGGTATCGGGCCGGATTTCGGCAACCGCAGCAGAGGTACCCTTGGCGGCATCGGTGGCAGCCTGCAGGGCCTCTTCAGTGGTGCGGATCGCGGCGGCCTGTTCATAGAAACGCGTGGTCCCGATCTCTAGCCCATTCAGTTCGGCCCGTTGAATCTTGAGTTTTGCATTGAGGCCATCGATGCTGTTGATCTTGGCCTTTTCGCCTTCTAGAAATGCCCGCGCGGCAGCCTCCTCCGCCCGTCTGATTTCTTCCGGATCCGGGTACTTGTCGCGGTACTCCTTGGCCAGTCGCGGCAATTCTTTAAGGACTTCCTTGAACTGCTCTGCGCTTAGTTCAAGCTGGCCAAAAACGTTGTTAGTAGCTCCTGCGTCTTTGGCGGCATTGTAGAACAACACCCGCGCTGTCTTGTCGGTAAGGTTGAACTGCTCCTGTAGCTTGCGGACGGCCTCCACTGCCTTTTCCGATTGTTCTGGCAACCCAAACTGCAGTCCTCCACGACCTAGCGTCGTTTGTTCTGGGGCGAGGCCAAGGTTTCGGGCTGCACCTTGTCGATTCGAAAGCTTGATTAGTCTGTCAAGTTGATCGGCGGCAGCGCTAAGGGTTGGCACAAACCCTTCACCAACGCTAACTTTTAGGTCATCGAGGGCATTGCCAAGCTTCTGAAAGTTCTGCGCTGCAGTCGGCGCTCCATCGGCCGTTTGCGTCAGCTCATTGAGCCCTTTCGTTAAGGCAGGGAAGAACTGCTCGGATGTCAGCTTGCCGCTTTCGACAAGCTTGCCTAGGCCCTGAAGCGTTACGCCAAGTCCCTTGGCTGCAGCAGCAAACGCCAGCGGCAGCCGCTCCCCGAGCTGCCCGCGCAGTTCCTCCATCTGCACGACGCCTTTCGACGCGATCTGCTGCAGAGCCAGCAGCGACCCGGATAGTTCGTCATTGCTGAGGCCCAGCACCTGCGCCGACTTGGCGACTGCGGCGAATAATTCTTTTTGCTGCTGAAGCGGTACGCCGGCCGCTGTTGCGGCTGCGGTAAAGCTGGAGAACGTTGAAACCAACGTCTTGAACGACAGGCCAAGTTCATTGGCGAGGTTGCGGGTGAACAGCAGCGCACCTGCGGCGCCCTGCGGGCCGAGGCTGTTGGTCAGCTTGCGGGTAACAGTCTCCAGCTCGATCGCAGCCTGCGCCGACTGCCTCAGGAACTCGCCAAAGGCCAGCGTGCCGATCGCGCTTGCCAGCGTGCCAAGCACAGCCGTCGTAATGCCTAGCTTCCGGTCAAGGCCACTGAAAGCGCTACCGGCCTTGTCTGCCGCGCCTTTGGCCTGATTTGCGAACTGCTGCAGGGCCTGCTGGGCACCGGCCTGGTCGACCTTGATGCCTAGTACGACCTCGCCGAGGGAGTCTGCCATGGCCTAGCTTGCCGGCAACCTATGGCATGACCTCAGCTCTTGCCGCCGTCGCGAATGCTTCCGTCACCTTTGACGTAGCAACGACCGGCACCGTTGTCGACCCCTTCACCGGTAACGTCCTGCCTCGCACCGAGACTGTCACGGTGACGTGCTACCTGCGGCAGGGTTCCCCGGCCATCACTGACCTCGCTGGTGTCAACGTCGCCGGTGATACGTTCTCAGGCTATGCCGTGGCACCGCAGGCACTCGATGCCAGGGTGGTGCCGGGCACGCTCGGGACGCTGACGTTTGCTGGGCAGACGCCGGCCCGTTGCGTGGTGCAGGAAGCCCGCGGGCCGTATGGCACTACCGGCCTGATCGGCTCGACGTTGCAGCAGGTGCTGGGCGACAAGCTGCAGATCGTGCGCTACCGGCAGCAAGCATGAATCTGACGGTCACCACGACATTCAAGGCGGGCAACCTTGACCCATCGCGGTTCATTGCCCGTAGTGCCGAGATCCTGCGAGCCTATGACTCGGTGATCTTCCCGGCGTTTAAGGAGGAGATCAAGGCAACACAGTTCAGCTGGACGGAGAGGCCAACCAAGCGCCGCAACGGCGACACCGTGACCAGCCCGCGGGACATTGTCGACACCGGCGATTTCCTTAGCTCGCAATTCCGACGGCAGGAGGCCCCGCTGAGCCTGAGGCTGACCTACACGTGGGGCGGCAGAGGCACCGGCGTCAACTATGCCGGCTACATCCTGACCGGGATTCCAGCGAAGAACTACCTGGGCCGGGATTGGATCAAACCCGTCTTCACGGATCACCCCCTCGATCGGTTCTTTGCCACGAACTGGCGGCGGCTTGCAGGTGCTCCCAACAAGCCACCGCGGGCCTAAGGTCAGGAGACCGTAGCGACCGTCAGGACCGGCGCCGTATCGCCCGAGCTGAACACCGACGCATCGTCGATCGTCACCGTATCGCCCACCACGTAGTTGTTGCCACCGGCAACAATCGTGGCCGTCTGGATCACACCCGAACCGTTCACGGTCGTGGTCGCTGTTGCCCCGCGACCCGACGCCTGGCCCGGCTTCGGTGTCAGGGACACCAGCGGCACTGCCGAGGCCGCAGCCGCCAGGTTCAGGCCGCCGTCGGTAACGGTCAGCGTGGCGATGGCGTTGCCCTGCTGGTACTTGTAGTAGACGCCATAGCCGTTGAGGGTGCCCGACACCTTGGCCACGTTGCCGGCCTGAATGTCTTCCGACAGGCCCGACACCTGCACGACCGCCGCGAGAATCTCCGGGTCATCGCTGCTGCCGTCGGTCACCGGCGACTCACGCCAGATCTGCAGGCATGCACCGTTGGCGGACTCCAGGAATGCCCGCTCCATCAGCTTGTAACCGGCCGAGGTGATGTCCATGTTCATGCCGAACGGCATCGACCACGAGTTGCCCGACACCAGCTGCTTGGCAAAGCCAGCCTCGCTGGCATAGTCGATCGCGTTGACGGTGTCAGAGTTGGAGGTGACGCCAACATTGTCGATGTTGATGATTTCGGTCATCGTGGACCGGCTGGTCGGGATGGCGCTGGCCGTAGTGCCCAGTTTCACCCAGAGCCGGTAGTCATAGGCGACGAAGAAGCCCACGGCAAAGGATCCAGAACTGACCTAGCTTGCCCTCAATCGGTCAGCACCTCCCATGGGGTCGGCCGTGAATCGGCATGCAGGTCAAAGCCCAACACGTCATGGGCAAGGCCCTCGGTGGCCCGTAGGGATTCCCTGAGTACCGCGGCGACCAATTGATCCTCGACCTCATCAATCGCTGCCTCAACCGCTGGCCGTTCACCCCATACCGGCAGGCTGGCCTTAAGGCGGTCCCGTGCGGCGATGACGGTACGGGCGAGGATGCCCACCTCTGAGTCGCGGCTGCCGCGGGCGCTGAGGCCAGCGGCGAGCAGTTCGCCTCTCATCTGGTCTCGCGCTTGCCTCAAGGTCAGCCCTTCACCCATCAACCGCCTGGCGAGGTTGCCGAGGTGCTGGCACGCAGCGGTCGACCTGA